CCAATGTTACTTGTTGGGTTACAAATACTTGCCCGCGAATATAAGTCTGTTCGAAGGTTGCATCTGTTGAACTGGTGGCTTGAAGGTCCCAGAAAGCTCTTGCTGGTAAGTACTTAGTAGCTGATGGGGCCAAGGTCAAACGAATAAGTCCGTTAGCAGCGTTAGGCTTAGTTATAGTAAAAGTTGCGTAAAGAGCCGGAGCATTTGGATATGTTCTAATTTGAGCTTTAAAATTAAGAGCTGTGACGTCAAATGGAAAGTCAAAGTCGCCAGACCATGAGTCACCCTGATAAAGGGCGATGTCATAAACACCTGCGTAGGTAGGCATTGGTTTACGACCCTTGAGGTCATTTTGAATATAAACGCGCTCTGGTCTACGAGAGTCATCAATCTCTTGAGCTAAGTACATAGGAACGAGCTTGTTGGTAAGGCGAGAAACACGGCGAAGTGTTCCCATTTCAATACGCCAAATTCCAATATTAAGAGCAGAGGAAAGTTGCTTGTACTGGTCAGTTCTAGATTGAATCATCTGTACAAGCTGACGGTATCTATCAGAGCGAGGAATCATAACCCCGTCTGGTGAAGAGATATTAATATCAAACGCGGAATCTGTAGCAAGAGCCCATAGAGCTTCAATTGTTGACAGAATTGCAATTGGGTACTCTTCAACTGGCGGAAGCATAGCAAGTGTCATCTGGCTTCCATAACCATCTGTTCTTTCAAAGGTGTGCTGTTCAACCGCGGTGTTAACAAAACGCGTAATATCTGTGTCTGTAAAGTATCGGTAATGGGTTCCAACTACTGAGATTGCCGCGGCCGCGCCTGGGGCAGTTACAAAAGTAATAATGCCTAAATCTTGTTGGACCGTGTATCCGGCAGGGGTAGTTACTGGGCTACCAGCTACTGTAACTAAAAGAGTTGTGTTTTCAACAGGCTTCTTTTTTATGTCAAAAACTTTAGTGGTTCCGTCGCCTGTTGCGGTGTAGGTAAACTGAGTCGGCATGTCGCCTAGCTCGAGCCTTACTCTAGACACTAGGTCTGCTAATACAGCCACTAACCACTCCTAACGTAACTAGTCTAATGGTAGCGGTTACGACTAAAAAAACTTGATAAACGAAACAGCGGAGGGGAAGTCCGCTGCTTCGTTAACCAATTAAATATTGGCTGCTAAATAGCCTTTTTCTTTTAGGTGTTCAGCTACTGAACGTGTAACTTCGTACTTCTGACCTGGCTTAAAGTTAAAGTTGTTTCCAGCTCCAAGGGTCATGTTTTCAATGTTCTCTACAACACGAATAACTACTGTGTCGTCCTGCTTACCTACCCGGTCTACTGTGTCAACGATAACTGTTTGACGGTCAGGCTTGGTAGCGTCAATAACTTGTGTTTCTGCCTTAATAGCAGCAGTTGCTGTTGCTAGTGACATTTCTTCAGCTCTCTTAGCTGTTTCATCTGAGAACTGGTCTGCTAGCTCATCACGGCTACGGCCTGTGACGTCTGTTGGTGATTTCTTTGTTGCCATTTGTATCCTCCGGGTTAGTAAATGAGTTTGTGTTGAGGCGGGGAGTTTCAAGGCTCCCCGCCCAACATTTAAGCTATTAAATTGTGATTAGTTGGTTTCTGCAATAACTACAGCCTGGTCAGTGATTAGACCAAGTCCGAAGATTGAGTACCAAGCAAGTGCGTGCTCACGACCGAAGTCTAGAATACCGCCATCGCGGAGTTCTACTGGAAGTGAGATTGCGTGACCGAATGCGTTATCTCCGATGAAGATAGATGCATAGCGGTCTGAACCACCGTTACCTGTCTTTGTAGCAGGTGTGATGTATCCACCACCAGCAGTAACTGTTGGGTTAGCAACTGTTGTGTCTGTTGTGTATGAAGCACCAGCACCGCCAGCGACCTTTAGGACCTGTGTGGTTTCGATGAATACGCAGTCGTATAGACGACCGATTTCACCTAGCATGAAGTTACCAGGTGCTGCGTACTTGGTTACTTCAATGAACTCTGGATTGTCACGTAGCTTACGTGACTGGTGTGGGTGAACGAAAGCAACATAGGTCTCACCAAGGCGAGGGATGTTCTTTGTTGCAAGGCTCTCTACTGCATCCTTCACAGTGTGAGGTGTCATGTAGTAAGTGCCTGTCATAGCAGCACGGTTTGCTGCGGTTGTTCCGTCAGCGTACCAAGCATTAACTGCTGTCTGGCCTGAGCGGTCTTCACCGTAGATTACTGATGTTGCTGCATAGAGTGTGTCGCGTGACAACTGGTCAAGATAGATTGCCATGTTACGACCAAGAAGACGTGAGGCTGAAGCCATTACGTCATCGAATGAAGCGTTCAATAGAAGCTCAGATACAGCAAGAGCATAACCATGCTCAGTTACTGTGATTGAGAACTGTTGCGCTGTAAGAGCGTTTGTCTGCATACGTACACCTTCGACAAGTGCTGAAGCAAAGCCGAGGTTGTTGTAACGCATGAAGTTGATTTGAAGACCAGGTGCAACACCTAGTTCAGTCTTCTTTACTGCGAACTGCTCAAAGCGAAGGATAGGCATTGCCTGGAACAAGATTTCCTTGGACCAGATTGTCTGAATCGCTTGAGTCAGCTGTGTGTTTGTACCTGAGTACGCTGTAGGTGCTGCGGCAAGATTGCCGGTACCCGTAATGCTTGATGCCATTTAAATTGACTCCTTGTCAATGGTATTGGATTTTTGGGTTATCCGAACAGTCCCTTTGTTTTCCCCTGAGCACTAGGGCTCAAGAGTCGGCCACGATATTTAGCGTATTCATCCATTGACATTGACGCAATATCTTGCGCCGTTAAGTTCTTTTGCTCCGAATTGGTATCCAAGGGTCCGGCTCCAGGAGGCAAGGTCGCCCTTGTTCCTGTCATTTCTCGACGTGCATTCTGCATTGCAGATTGCGCCGACTCGAGAATTCTAGTTGAGCGCTCTTTCAAGCTCTCTATGCTTGCATCAACTTCTTCCATAGTGTTTCCACTAATCAAGTCAACAAGCTCTGGCATGATGTTATCACGCTCAGCTTCGAGCTTCTGTGCTCGGTATGTCTGAAGTTCTGTGTATGTGCGTTCACGTTCTAGAAGTGCAAAAGCAGTTTCGCGTTCTTGACGCTCATGCTGCAGTTGTTCCTGCCATTCTTTTTCTTTCTTAGCAAGGAGGTCACGAACTTCTAGTTCAGACTCTTCCTTAGCTTTTTGTTCCTGAGTAATACGAGCTTGACGCTCTGATTCTTCAGTTGCAACTCGACTGGCTTCTTCTTCTCGACTGCGCTTCAATACATCGACTTCTTCCTTTAGCTTTTCAATCTGAGGATAAAGCTTTTCTTTTTCCTGAGAACGAACCTTAGCAAGGTCATCTTCTGTATAAAATTTTGTGTTTTGCGTACTAACAGTTGATGCATCAGCATCAGACATATTAATAACTGGTAGTACTCCTGCTTCGGCTGCGAAGGCCTCTGCGTTTACTTCTGCAGTATCCATTTTTACTTCCTTTTATCCTAGGGGTCGTTTTCCAATTTAATAACACATATGACCAAACGTTGTCTTTCAGTAAACAATTTTTGCTTGTTTAGGCAGACTTGTCAGGCTAAACTACTTACTTTTCATACTCTTCCGGTACTCGCCGTTGTGGGATTTTTGTACCGTAAGCTTCTGTTACAAGGCGCTGTCGTATTCCTTGCTCGCCCATCTGTGCAAACATTTGAGCTTCGTCAAGGATAGGGCTAGCCGCTCCAGGATTTCCTGGCATAGGTTGACCTTCTGGACCTTGCATTGGTTGAGGTGGAGCTCCGTCTGGGCCTGGAAGCATTCCAGTTAACTGAGCAATTTCTTGCTGAATCTGACCCTTTACAAGGTTAAGAGCACCGTCGGCCTTAGCGTCATCAATAAGTTCTTGACGAATCTCCATAAGTTTTTCATCTGGGAACTCTTCGCCTAATGAACGAAGTGCCCCTTCCTTAGACTCTAGGCCAAGGGAAAGCATTGTTTGAACTTCGTTAAGCGCGATTAACTTGTCAAGTGGTAGCGGAGGTGGAAAATGCACGTATGAGCGGAAGCTGATTGGGTCGTTTAAATCTAGTACTTGAACTTGGCCCTCTTTAAGAGGAGCAAACCGTGTACCAGGGTTAGCCTGCATAGTTTCAGGTTCTTTAACTGCAAGGCTGATAAGAATAAGTTCGTTTACGCGCTCTAGCCCGTGTGCGTATTGAATGATTTTTTGGTGATAACGGTTCATCAAAGGCTGGAACATAATTGCTAGTGCTACACCTGAGGTGTTAGATACAGGCATTGCCTGACCAAGAGCAGTTTCAGGAACACCAACCATCTCGTGCATTGACTTTTTCATCATTGCAAGGAAGTCCATAGCACCCTTAAGGCCCTGTGCTCCACCTTCAAGGTTTTCTACACGAGCATCCTTGGGTAGTCCGCCCCATACTTTATTAGCGCCCTTTTCTAATTGCGACGCTTTAGCACCGATAATAACCGTAACTGGCGCTGCGTGGTAGTTAACGATGTCGGCAATATCTGTAGCCGTTTCATTGTACGTACGATTAATTGGAATAATGTCATTGCAATCAGATAGGCCCCAAGGGCTACCAGAAATGCGGACATTAGGAATATGAATAATGGGAATAGTGCCAAGCGGGTTAGGACGAGAGTCAATGAGTTCATCGTTAATGTACTCCTCAATAGAGTCATCAGTTAAGATTTCGGTGTAGGTAAATACTTGACGTGTTCCTTCAAGGGATGTGCCCCAGAAACGGTACTTAAGTTTAAAACGGATTAAACGTTCACGGTCGTGAGGGTGAAACTCGGGGAAAGCAAACGAAGAGTTAAGCGGCAAGATACGAACACGGCCTGGATGAACGCGACCAGATGGGTCTTGGTAAGCCTCTTCGTAAGCAACTTTAATAAAGCAGTCACCAGAGACTCCGCCTTGCTGTCCCATTTCCCAAAGTACTGTTGCTTTGTTGTTATCTACTTCCCAAACTCTTTCTAGCAAGTCAGGAACGATAGCCTCTGTCTGTTTAGGGCTACGGAATTGGACGCCCTTACCAAATGTAAAGTTAAGAATAAAGTCTGTAAAAGCACGGTAGTAGTTAAGAACCATCTGTGATTCGCCTACTTGACGGCGGTATGAATAATGA